TTATGCAGACTGCATTTTCCTTGTGCAGTTTTTGTTCAGGTTTTTCACGATTTCGGGCGTGAAGCCAGTTGCATAGAACTCCCCAGAGCCAAGGAGCAGCCAGTATGGGTTGATGTGGTAATCACGTACCAGGAACTGAACCCAAGACGGACGAAAGCGACCGTAGTACTCGGCAGGCTTTTCTCGCAGGGACATGATGTTCCAGCGGTTGATACCATACCGGTCTGTTATTGTCTTCAGACCGCCAATGCAACCATCAGCCTTCAGGCGGTCGATGGCAGAGAAGAAACGAACTACTATATCCACATCAGCGGACATCAGATTTTTATCTTCCATAATCTTTCTGTTTTTGATAGGCACGACTGAAAACGCTTTCCAGCCTTGCCCGGTGGTTATTCAATCTTTGCGACCAGTCCTGCAACTGAGCCAGAGTTGGACGAGAAGCCAGCAGCAGATCCACCTCGGAAGGGGTGAGAACTGGCAAGTATTTCTCGTATTCGAGAAGGTAATCAATACGAAAATCTGTAAGCTTCATCTATACTATCGTTTCTAGCGTTCTTTTCGTGCTGAGTGTACGCCTCTATACCAAGGGCACGAAGCGTTTTTGCAGCTGTAGCCTTACTTATCGGAAATGTTCTATTGACCCAAAAAGCAGTTTTACTTCTGAATGAAAGGACGTCTTTTGCAGGGTTGGTGATCTGAAATGATTCTCCCTTTTTCAAGTTTGTATTGAGTATCTTTTGCATATTCTCGACCAAGGAGTTTCTACCAACGAACGACAAGGAATTATGATACTGCAAGAGCGTAACGTAATAGACTGTGTCTTTTCCCTGCACATCATACCCCAGCTTTGAGAAGAGCATTGTCTTTATATTTTTGCTTTGCGCATGCACACCCATACACATGAGCGCAAGCGCAAACAGCATTATTATCTTTTTCATATCGATGCAATTGTAACAAATAAACAACAAATTAAGATAGCAAAGCCAGCGTATAGATATATCTTTGCAATTTTCTCATTCTTTTCAATCATGAACTCATCAGCAGAAACCTCTATCTTTCGTCTGCTTAACTGATGCCCATCATAACGCTCCCCGGTCTTATAGCGACCATCAGCGACATAGACCGCCTGGGATTCGTAAAGCCAAGCACTTGCAACGTATTTGTTTTTCAGCTTTCTGTAGCCAACGACAAGAAGGATGACTGCACCAAGGAAATTGAAGAAGAGAGCAACCACGCACCAAGCAATAGCTTTTCCTTCCGAAGGCTCGATGATTACAGTTTCCTCATTCTCTACCTTTCCAACGCTAGAAACACGACCAGCACCACCAGTGGAAACATTCCGGTGCGGTATAGAGTGAGCATCGCCATAGATGTTATTGCTGACAACACGACCAGCATCCCTTCCTACCTGATTGACAGCAGAGCGAACGAAACCCTTTGCCAGTTCATTAATGAAACTTCCCATACGCTATTTATTTAAATGATTAATATTTCTGTCGTAGAACTCATTCCAAGCCTTTTTCTTGACGAAGACGAAGAAGAGCAGCAGCCCTAGGGCGACCATCAGCAGCTGCATCGGCTGGCGAAAAACACCGAACCCGAAAGAACGCTGAAAGTCGATGCAGAATGAAATCAGCACTCCGTAGGTAATGAATGCCCGATGCACCCAGCAGAAGCCATAGGCTAGGCTGATGATGATCCAGACAATGAAGCCGAAGAGCGAGCAGTCGAATATACACTCCGTGAGTTTTACCCGAATGCCGAACGAGAGCAGAGTGCAGTGAACCAGCATTACAAGCGCACCCACTGGAGGGATAATGCCTATTATCAACCTGCTGGCTTTCCACAGCCAGCTTTTCCCGAGGGCGGCAAGAAGAACCTTCTCCTTCCGCTCTATGAAATCCTCATCTTTCATCATTACTTAGAATTTTAGTTGATATTGTACCTGGAGCGAGAACTAAAGTTCACGCAACCATTTCTCGCCAGATTTCGTCTTAGACCAAATCACGAGACCTGTGCCGATAACCGCACCTATGAACATAAATAAAGTTGCTAGTTCCATAATCTAAACATTTGAATTATTATAATTCACGCAGCCATTTATGACCCCTCTTTGATTTCAAGAAGAGAGCAAACGCAACGCTCACCACGAACACGAAAACATTAAAAAACAAATATGTTACCATAATCTCTAACTTTTAAATTTCATTATATAATTGGCAGCATTGGCGATTACAGCACCGCCAAGAAAGCCAAAGATAATACACGCTATATTCACCATTGCAAGTTCCTTGCCAGTGAAAAGAGGAGACAGACCACCGACAGCAACGCTTCCGTACATCATTTTCGAGCAGTCGTACAGATACCCAGCCAAGAGCTTTCTTCTGTCCGTCTCCCTATCGTCTGTTGTTTTTTGACTAACCATACTTTTTCATTTTGCAAAGTTACTAAATTATTTTTGCCCGACAATGGCAAGCAGCGTTTTTACTTGACTTTGCAGGAACTCATTCTGTTCTCGCAGCAGTTTATTCTCAGCAGCCAAGGCAGCATCGCCACCAAGCGACTGGGTAACGTTGGAGCTGTTCGAACCATTGACGTTTGAACCGAAAACAGCCTCTTCCATCTCAGCAGGGAGGGGAGGGGCACATCTATCGATAATTTCCTTTATCTTTTGGATAAAATCAATTTTTATAGTTTTACGACCAAGACGAGCCTGCACATTCTGTGGTGTTGTACCCAGTTCTCTAGCTACATCGCTCATTGTCAAGCCCGAACGCTTTATATACTGCTTTAATTCTTCTCCACTCATAATTGTAAATCAATTTAAAATTAATTAAAAACTTACTAAAAACAACCGCAAAACAATTGTTTTTCAATTTTCTTTTTGTATTTTTGCAACCGAATTACATAACGAGTTTAAAAACTCTTTGGCAAAGATAAAC